TAAAGACTTTGGAAGCTTTGGAAGACTTGGAATATTATTTTTACCACTTAACATATTTGCATGACGTATAACAAACTCAGGATCTCTAATATTGTCACCATTACCAACAGCTGCATTAAACTCCCTTTCAAGTTGCTCTGGAGTTTTTCCTGTCTTTTTAACCATAGTTTTTAAAAACTCTTCTTCTCCAATGTTATCTGATACATTACTTAAATATTTTAAAGCTTCTTTTCCATCAGTAAAATATGGCTTAACAAAACGTTTACCAATACCTTTAGCAGTTTTAATAGCACCACCAAGAGGATCAAGTCCTAATACTCCTGCTCCAGCAGAAAGTGCTAGAGATGCAGCAATACCTTTTGGATCTCTTGCTGCAATTGATTCTCCTAGAGCATCTGTTAACGATCCTATATATGTAACTGGATTAACATATTCATCAAATACGTCTACAGCTCCTCCAGGTGGAGCCCAACTTGCTGGAAGAATATTAGATAATCTACCTTTATCTTCTAAGTGCCAACTACCAGGAGTATTTAAATCTCCCTTTGTAGCTTTGTTCTTTTTTCTTTCTGCTAGTTCTTCTTTAGCATTAACCAATGCTTTCTTTTGACCTTGGTCATATTTTGCAGCATTCTCTAGTTTCTCTCTCTCTGTAAGTTTTAATACAGGAGGAGCTACTCTTGTAGCATCTTGACGCATTGGTTCAGGATACTTATCTAACCAACCACCTTCTTGCATCATTGGATATTCTGTAACCTTCTTACCATCAAATTTATAATCTTGATCAGGCTGCATCATCTTTGTATCACCTGTATCAGATACACCAAGAACAGGATAGTCAACTCCCTGCATAGTGATGTCATTAGAACCTATCTCTGTCACCTCACCTGGGTGAGCCCATTGACCCATGTCATCTTTGATTACAGAGCCATTCTGAGCACTTGCTTTTGTCTTCTTAGCATACTTGCCATTACTAGGAGCAGGGTCTTGTGTACGTGCGTACATGAATCCTACAGCACCTGGTAATGCACCACCCATAGCAAATCGTCCCCCCCATGCAGGAGAATAGTCTCTACCCTTGGTATTATATCCAAGTCCTACAAAGTCAGGACCTACAGATGCTTTTGCATCATTGTAGTTACTTTGTTTGCCATAGTTATCCTTAGTCTTTTTCTTTAAGACCAAGCCACCTTGTTCATATTTGTCTAACCAATTTGCCATTACTTGTAAGAGATTTGAGATGGTGCAACAATGAATTGAGAAACAATGTGAGCTGTAGAGCTATCATCTAAGATGTGTCTCACCTTAAGATCCTTAGCTCTTAGTGGTTCTTTCTTAAATGATCTTTTTCCATAATCCATATTTGCTTGGTTTACAACCTTATCTATTGATAAAGACTCACAGCTTGTTGTAAACAAAGGTACAGATTTACTTTTAATTAATCCCCAGAAAGTATTATATTGATAGAAATTATCTGACTTAGTATAAGTGATAGTTTTACTTTCAGTATTATAGATTGGGTAGGTTAAGTATTGTTGTAGGTTATGCATTGGCTTTGGTACTAATTCTAGTATACCAGTAGACTGTTGACTATTGTAAAGAACAGCTTTGTTAAACCATTGATTATCAACACTTATCTGAGCATTATCATTAAACACACCATCTGGGATAGGTAGATAATTAAACACCTTACTGTAGTCTTTTATATTCTGAAGTATTTCATCATAGCTTTGATAAGCAAATGGATACTCTATAATGTAAGGTTCTACGTTACCATAGTATTTATTGTAGTTAACTACATCAGTTAAGTGTCTCCATAAAGAACCTGTATTACATTCTGTGTAGGGTAATGCAGCAAGCTGTTCTATAGTGGCAGTGCCAATAGTAACTTGTAAAACTGTATGGCATTTACCTGTAGATGTTATAGTAATTGTAGTGACAGAATTATCCACACTAACAGTATACCCATCAATAAGATTTTGTTTGGTTATATCAGTGCCCAAGACAGTCCCTAAGTTATCAGAGATATCAAAGGGTCCAGTTCTGCCACCTGAACATGTTAATCTTATTATTACTGTTTTAGCCATCTTTCTTATTTATTTAACATGGATTTACATTAGTTGGAACTCCTGCGTTATCAATATTTCCACTGTATTTAGTACCTCCACCTGTAGGAACCCAAGCATAGTAAAATCCATCTTGACCTTCAAATCTTATATTACATAATTGATCTACAAATAACCTAGTTACTAAATTACCAGTTGGTTGTGCAGCACTAGCATAAACTGTTTGAATCACTGGGTAAGCACATGCAAGAGCTGCATCAGCTTGACCCACTAGATTTAAATCATATGAAGTATATGCTGAACCAGTACAACCTGCCCAGTTACTCATTACACCTAAACTAGAAATATTAAATGAATAATGATACTTGTAATCTGACTCTGACACAATAAACCACTTATATCCACCACCATTAAATAATGTACTATCTCCAGGAGTTGCATATCTGTAAACTGTCTGAGTAAAGAATGGTACTATTTCCATATCTGTAAATATACTAGATGGTATTACACTGCTTCCAGGGAAATTAGTATTACATAAATCTGTAACAGGAGATGTCGTAGATCTAGATACAGCATACGCATATCTAGTTGTTGTTGTAGTTGTTGTAGTTAAACATGTTGTACCACCTGCAGATGCAATACCTATTGAAGGAGAAGCACTTGGATCAGTTAATATGCTATTGATTATAATAAATTGTGTATTACGTCCAGGAATAGGATTAGTAGGATCATTAAAATTAGGTGGAACAAATCCAAATACTAATTGACCAATTACTGGATTACTAGGTCCTCCATTAGTAAATGCTGATGACCAGAATAGATCACCTGTATAACACTCTTCTAGTCTAAACCATATGTCAGGGAAAGCATTACATTTAGCATTACCTTCACCACCTGGAACTAGTCCACCAGTTCTTGTTTGTGTATAACTATTAGAGCAAGGATTTTGATCTTCCTCTTTATAATACTCATCATATAAACCAGTTACTGCATTGTACACACAAACATAGTTTTGAGCCTCATCTAATTGTACCCAGATAGGAGATGTATCACATACATCTACAGGAGAAACAATGATTCTTGTTTGTTCTACATTTGTATAACAAGGGTTAGTATTTGTTTGCAATTGGAAACTTGTACATGTACGTGTAGCAGGATCAGTCACTTCACAGTAAGGATCTCCTGTATTCACCCATGCAGGTTCATAATCACATGGTGCTCCAGTTCCTAAAAGATTAGTTTCAATGTTTCCAACTGTTGGAGAACAAGGATTGTTATCTATATAGTTTTGATAAGCATTACACTCAACACAATATGCAGCACCATATACTACATAGTTAGCTGCAGTGTTACATATATTAGGTGTAACTTCTATATTTCTAGTATCATTAAATGTTGGAGAACTTGGATTGATATCAATTTGTTCTTGATATGTTACACAACTTCCTTCACCACAATATGGAACTCCTACATTTTCCCAATATGCATCAGTATCAGCATATATAGCTTCACCATTTAAAGCACACTCCAATGGAACTGCTGTAGTAGTAGTTGTAGTGGTTGGAGAAGGTATCTCTGTAACAGCTATTGCTGCCACTTCACATCCTTCATTTAATCCAGAATAGTAGAAACCATTTTCTCCTATGTAGAAATTAGGTATGTATGTGTGGAAACTTACCCAAGCTTTGGTATTCAAGTTAAATGATGCAGTCCATGACTTATTGCAGAAATATTCTACATCTGTTAGGTTTACATATCTTATAACTGATGTATTACCAGCCACTGGTTGATTTATATAAAACTTCTGTAAAGCTTCATTATAGTATATTTGCTTATTAGGTTGAGGGATATAATCTAACTTAGTTATAATTATTCTCTCAAACTTACTATCATATACACCATGTAAACCAAGACCATTAAAGTGGTTATCTATATTTGCTGTAGGGAAGTGTCTTAATATTTCAAATGCTAAATGGTCTGTAAAGAACCTGTTTAGACCACTACCAAACCCTGAGATATCTATTGCTTTGGTAGCATTAGCTATCATAAATATTTGACCTCTCTTAGCATCTATTGTTATTTGTCCATCAGGTAGTTTAAGTAAAAACTTGTTTTGAGAACCTACATAACCTAGGTCAGTTTCAGCATAATCAATTGCAGGAGCTGATGTAAATAATGTAGGGTTACCTAAGAAAGCTGACTGAGGATTACTTGTGTTCATTGTCAATAAGTTACCATAAAGCAATGATTTGTTTTCAAATCTAGCTAGGGTAGCCTTATTCTGTATACCATCTAATGATACTAACTTGCCATAGTTTTGAGGGAAGTCAAAGAAACTTATTGGACGATATATCAACCAACTATTAATTCTATTATCAGAATAACTTTCTTGTGGATCAGAGTATATAGCTCTGAATGGGAAGTATGTAAAGCAAAGTTGCTTTATCCAGTCTGAAGGTAAATGAGAGAAATAGTTCTCTGTGTTTTGTTTAGAGAAAGTGGTATTGTAATAATATGTATTATCAAGTACAATAGGAACTCTGCTTTCTTGGAACCAAGTATCAGGAATACCTGAGCTCACGTGTGGATAGAAGTCACCCTCTAGGTTATTAAATGCTTGACGTAAGTCTACATTAATAGAACTCTCTACATAGAAATAAGGAATACCATATGCAAAAGTGTACATCTTACCATCATATATGTAGTTTTGTGAACCAGTTAATACAGTACCTGGAGCAGGAGTTGTAGAAGAGGTAGTGGTAGTTGTACTAATATTATCCACTATATTATCATTAGGACAGTCTAAATAGTGAGCTTTGGTAGAAATGATATTCTTCATCAAAGTAGCTCCTACATAGTAATCAGCTAATATAGATCTAGCAGAATACCAATATTGTGGATAGGCTACATTACCTAACTCATCATAGTAAATATCACTATCATCTGGAGCTCCCACTCTATTATCAATAAAGAAAGGAAGTTTAGTTTTGAATCCAAACTTACCAATATATGTATCACCACCAAATACAACTTCAGTATCACCTAATGGAAGAGAACTAAATATTCTTTGGAATCCTGTATCAATAGTTTGATAAGAATATATTTGTCCATATTGATTATTATTAATAGTCTTTATTGAAGCATAATAAGATACAACTTTTATATCTTCTTGCTGCTCAGGAGCACTACAGTTATTTGCTTGAGAAATAGTAAATCTTGAATCATCAGATATCTGACTTACACCTGCTATATATAAAGAAGGAGTTTGATTTGGAAAAGGTAAAGGATCAATAGGATTTACTACCCCAGTTCTAGTTTCAATAGTTTTAGTATATATTGAAGACTCTCTATTCCAGTTATTAAGATCATGATTATCACCTACGTTCTGTACACCTGGGAATACATACTGACACTTATCAAGTTGTCTTTGTTTAATACCTATATTACCAGTTAGAGGATTAGCAGCAGCATTCTGTATATCTGCATTATAGTCATAGCTAGAGATGGAGTTAAATGATTGTGCAAAGTTCTTTCTACTAATACCATTTAGGTAGATTTGTAGATAAGATTGATAGGCTGTAAACATTGCTGTAGCACTAAATCCTCCTAGGTCAGCTATCTTCTTGCTAGAGTTTAAGGCATCTATTTGAGTTTGTCTGGTGAGAAGCTTGTACATAGAATGCTTCATTACCTCAACAAAATGAGCTCTTCCACCACCAAACAATACACTTTCTAATTTAAGAACATTACCTAATGTAGGTTGTCCAAAAGAAGTTTCTGGTGAATTAAATACCTGTCTGTATTTAGATTCAATACTACTAAATCCATCTAAGTTATTTGGAAAACAATTAATATTTACTTTACTACTTTCCACTATAGTGTAACGATTACATCCTGTTACAAATGTAGGAGGACCTATTGAATTAATTGTCACTGATGTATTAAATGGTACAGTGATAGTTTGATTTGCTAAAGTTATAGGATCTACATAAGTAAATTCAGGTCTTGGAGTAACTACACATTTATAGTTTGAAGAGATTATATAAGTACTAGATGTAATATTTTTAAATGTAGCTGCTCCTGTATTTACAACAGGAAGTGTAAGAGAACATATTTCAGTGGTAGCTGTAGTAAAATCTTTACTTGATACAGTGCCTGTATAACAATCTGTATATTGTAATGCACCATTAGCTGTAGCTGTTACTTGGAAAGTATCACATTGAGACATGTAAGAATTGCTCTTCTCAAGTAAGAATGGATCTTTATCAAGATCATTATATGGATAGTTAGGATAGTAATAGTCTGTACCTTGTCTAGTATACTTGCCTACATTCCTCAATATACCTTTAGCAATAATAGATTTGTTTGCACTTCTATTACCTCTTACTATTTTAAATCCAACAATTGAAGCTTTTTCTTCAGTTGTTAAAGTAGATGTTTGAATTAAGAACGCTACTTGTTGTACATCTATTTTTACACCTATTGGATAGATGGCATTAGAAGTTTGCATCACTGGTTCTATCTGACCACCTACATATGTAATAGGAGGAGTCTCAAAGTAAGGAGAAACTAATACATCAGGAAATTTGTGATGTCTAATTTTCTCACCAGCAAGGTCTCCCCACACATCTACATTACAAGGATATTCTTCATCTTGAGCTTCCCAATAGGCAAATTCTCCAGATTGATATGGATATGCTTGTCCTATATTTTGAGTGCTAGAAACAGGATATGTAGTGGATACAGTGGCAGTGTTATATATTTTCCAATAAGGTTGAGGAGCTCCATCTCCTATGTAATCTGCATTAGCTGTAGTTACATCTGGCTGAGATAACTCCTGAGCATTTTTAACTCTACCAGGAATATGAAAGCCATCTGTTTGTTTACCATTATCTAGTAAAAAGACTATCTCGAATGCATATACCTCATCTCTTAGATATCCTCTTAAATTAGCTGTATAGAAAGGATCTGCATAGCTATTACCTGCTGGTAACTTATAAGTTTCCCATTCTAATGTTATTCTACTAGCAATTGATTGATAATTAATTCTATCAATAGAAGTAAGATTGTCCCAAACTATATAGTCTTGTACACTTGTAACATCTTGTGCAATATCATAATAAGGGAACTTCTCTAATATATCACCTAAGCTTAAAGGTATTTGTGTTTGGTTTTGACCTGAATAGGTGGTTGTTGTTACTTTGTCTTGGATCTTAAAAGTTCCTACAAGTTCTACACTGGTACCATTATTAATAGTCTTAATAACAGCTAAATTAAAATATTGGAAGTATCCTGTAATATCTACATTACCAATACTTAACAATATAGACTTTCCTACAGAGTATTGAAAATCAGGAGTAGTTATCTCTGTATTTGCAATAGATGTGGGATTAGTTACAGAATAATAGGATGTATATCCATCTCCTGAAGCATTACAATATTGAACAGCAAACTGATATGTACCAGCTTGTAAATCTCCACCTACAGCTGTTCCAGTAATATCTATGCTAGGAATAGAGAAGTTAGGTTGTACTTTTAACTTATTACAGTCAAGTACAGGAGTGACAATTGGATCACAACTTGAATCACCCACATAAGTTGAAATATAGGGAACTTGTTCAATGTTTATATATCTTCTTGGATTCAATCCATCAGTCCAATATACCTCAGTGGTACAGTTTGTAATCTTATGTACAGACTTATGAATTGGATAGTTTATATCAAAGTTTAAGCATACAGAGTTAGCACATACAGTGATTTCTAAATCAGGGTATTCTGTACATAGTGTATGATATACACAATCATTATTATCCATATATCCAATTTCACTTCCTCCTGTTTCAGGATTAGCTAAGAAGAATATGTGTTTGTTTTTCTCTTGAATGAAATGAGTTCCAATTAAATGATATCCTGCAGGAAACTCTAAACAAATTTCATTACTTGGCTCATTTTGATAACTTACAGAATTAGCATCAAAGTTTTCTAATGCTCCATTTAGGGCATAAGAAAGTTTACCCTTCTGTATTTGGTTTACAGAAGAATCCATATCTAGTCCAACTCTGCCAAGATTATACTCTTGTCTTATGTTAGATTGTCCTTCTTGGTTATCTGCCATATCTTGAGCTTCTGTTTGGTAATTCATATTGTGCAAAGCGTTGTAAATCATTTCTTACTCTTCTTTGCTTAGTCCATACATCTTGTTTCTTAATCTCAGTGTAAGCCATAATAAAGGCTTCTTCTGAAAGTTGCTTATAGTAAACTAACTTAGCTTGTATTTGGTTGAATGTCTCATCATTGATTTGGTTAGATAAGGTTTCAAAAACTTTATATTTAATAAAGGCTTCTACATATTCTCTTATACGATAGTTATCAGGAATCAATTGATTCCCTACACAATCATAGTCTGTAGCATAGAAAATCATATGAACAATACCACAGCTGAAGTTTGTGACAAACTTATTATCTCTAATATCAAAGCTATCATAACCAGCACTTCCTGGAGTGAACTCGTGCACAGGGGGTGCATTTGTATAAAACTGCCAAGCATCTGTATAACTTACATCACATTTACCTTGGCAAGATATATTGCCTGGTTTTAATAAATACTCTTTTCTTATACCTCTAGCTATCTGTTGATTGGTTTTATATACAGCTTGGATGATGTCAGGCATACACGTAGGACATCCTGTTGTACATTGTGGATTTGTACATGGTACTCCACCACTAATAACAGGAGAAACTTGTATAGTTGTTTGGCTAGCTGCCTGAGAATAGAATGAGTTAGCTGTCTGATAGGGAAGCTGAGGAATCTCTGTACACATCCAGGCTTCTCTAACAGCAAAGAAGTTGTCAGGAAGTCTAGCTTCATATCCAGAAATATCTAATGTCTGTTCAGCAATAACATAACTTGATCTACCCATCTTTTGTAGACACTTGTCTAAATAGGTGGGGAACATTAAATCATCAACTGCTCCTGTATCAAAGTAGGATTTTAACTCTTCTTTAACAATTGAATAGATTGGCTCAGGAGAGATAAAGTTGTATCTGTAATAGTATGCCATGTTATTTTATTTTTTCCATTCCCTATAAAGGTGCTGGTATTTGTCATCTGTTTTTATGTAATGTGACAGCAATCTAGAAGTAGTACGAGAAGGTTTGAAGTACCATAAGTTGATGTTACGAATTCTTGTAGACTCTTTAAACCACATCCAACCAAAGAAGAATCCTTCTGTATGATAGTTGAAGTTGTAAATGATCTTACCCTTTTGTTTTGTCTTTTGCCAATCAACTGGTAGGTTAACCATCTCCTTACCATCAACTGTTTTCATCTTCTTTCTCTTCTTTTTATTGATAGAGAATTCACCAAAGCCAAAAGGAAGTCTTGCTTTCTCTCCTGTTTCTAGAATGTAGTTTTTGAAATGTTCATTATATTGATATATAATGTTTCTCCACTCATCAAATGTAACTTTTATGGTGGGATTTTTTCTGCAGAAATTGTTGTAGTTTTCTTTACTGGAGCTTCTCCAGTCAATCTTGGTTCGCATTAACTAGTTGGTTTAGCATTAGGAGCCTGACCATCTATACCTTCAAATGTCATGTCTGTTTTAATGCTAAAGTAAGTAGATAATAGTTTTTGAGATGTTAACTCTAATACTTGTTTTTCTAAATAACCAGGACATCCAAACTCCTTATCCAATGGATTCATACAATAGTCTTCATCGCTCACTGTAGGAGTTGGGCCACATGCACAGTCTGATGGGTATAGTATCTCATTAGGAACATCTTCTTCAAAGAATGCAGAAATTCTCACTGAGTGCAAATTAGGATTATTAATATATAAATATCCTCCATTTGCTATCCAGTAATATTGTTCAGCTCTAATGATAGGTAGCTTTAATAAATTTAAGTATCTGTTAATTGTAATCTCTTTAAATCTTTTTCCTTTACCACCCATAGCGTTGATAGAATATACACCTTGTATTAGATATTGATAGTTTCCTTCACTGATGCGAGGAAGTTTGAATCTGCTTCTTGCCACTTGACAAGGATCAACATACTCACAGCAATCAGAAATAGGAACCTCTATCATCTCTAAACAAGGAAGTGTTTGGAATACAGTGTCTGTAGCCCAAAGCTTTCTGAGATTTGTTTCTCTCTTTACCAATAAAAATGTATTGTTTCTAACCTCAGACGCAACAACCCTATCAGTGATAAGGTTATCTGTTGTTAATAGTTTGTGCATTGCACGAACATCTGAGACCATTTTTCTTAATGTAGCCATTATAAATACTGTTTGAATATATTTGTTATTCCTTCATCATAATCAATTAGGAATCCTGTTACTTCTGCTTTAGACATTGTATGACCATTCTTATCATCCCATAGACTCTTAGAATTTGAGAATGCTGAGATTTGGTAAAACTTAATACCATTGAAATCATGACTCACCTCATGGTGTTTATCTCCTGTGAATATATAGAACTTATCATGTAAAGACCACCCTGCTCTATATTCTATTGGAAACAATGCAGCAAGCTTTGCAGGTTTAATAGCATCTCCATGATTAAACATCAATGCTGATTGACCATAGCTTACATACTTTCTATACTTAGGAGAACAATCAAATGTTACTCTCTCTGTATTTCTAAAGTAGGTTTGTAACCAATTAACCATATGCCATCCTACAAACTCATCATGATTACCTGCTACATATACTACCTTCACTTCATGACCATACTGTAATAACATTGTAATCATTAAGATCTCATGTCCACATATGTACTCGAATGATGTTTGATATGTGTGAGTGTTTGTTTGAGGAGTTCCTTTTGTAGTCATACCACTGTATTCACTATTGAACTCATCAGACCCAATGATGTATGTAATTTCTTCTAAGTTGTTTGAAAGCTGAGCTTGGTTAGCTATCAACTCCACCTTGTACATGATATGAGCTAGTCTATTAGTAACATCATTGTTACCATCTATGTCATATTTGTTCAAGTGAGAATCCTGTTTGTTGATGACTAACATACCTTTTGGTTTGTCAAAGTCAACCTTAGGACTCATAACCTCTTGACTTACAGGCTTATATGAAGCTAAAAAGTCTACAAACGCATCTTGAAAAACTTGTTCTGTAGACTTCTTCCCTAACCAGGCTTTGACTTGCCAATGTGGATTCCCACCATTTCCCCAGTAGTTCTGTACGTACTTGGTGATTTCCCATTTGTCTGTGTCAATCTTACACTTTACTATGAGCTCATCTAAGCTCTTAATTTCATCTTTGCTATTGAAGACAATCTCTCCTGTTCCTTTAACAATGTCTTCTTCAAATCTCACTATTGTTTCCTCTAGCTCAGAAACATAGTTACCCACCTCTGCCACTTCTTCAACAATTTCTCTGTTTCTTAACTCTACCAATAACTCATCAACCTCTAATTCTGTAATTCCAAGCTTGTCAGCGTAGAACTTTTTACTCTTTTTCCAATGTAGGATTTCTTCTAGCTGGTTCAGTAATGCTTGATTCTCAGGCATATGTAGTTTATTTTGGTTAAAAATTAATGTAAAGATAGGAACTATTTCTGAATTTCCCAAAAATAAGTTAACTATTTTGGTTATATGGAATAACTTTTTTAGTTATAGTTAAAACAAAAACTCCCAGGGTGGAAACCCTAGGAGAACTCCCTGTAAACCAACAAACAGGATTTTTAAAATTGTATTAGCATTGGAACGAATTATATTGAAAGTTGCCACTTGTAATATTCCAAGATATATTCTCTTGATCAAACAAAAGAGCAGTGATAGGAGTACCTACAGCGTTTCTAGCAATTGCTGTACAAGTTGTAGGAGCACCTCCTCCAAGGCCTGCAAATGAGTAGCTATTAGCTACAAACAAGGTATAGTCAGAAGCATCTAAGTATATTCTTAAAACTGAACCTGTAGGACATCCATCATTTTCAGCATACTGTCCAACCTCAGCTAAATAATAATCCTCTGGATTAAGAGTTGTAGATGTGGAAGTTGTACTTGTACTACTTGTAGAAGTACTAGTGGTGGTGGTAGTTGGAGCTCCCACTACATCTAAATAAAGGTCTCTATCACAGACTCCTGTAGATCTTACAAGAACTTCTGTAGTATATTGTGGAACTAGAGTTGATGTGTATCCAGCAACAAGAGCTGCTCTAGAAATACCAGTTTCAAATGCTGTTATGTAACCATCTACATTTGAGTATAAGTTGAATGGACCTGTATCAGATCCTGCTAGGGTAAGTGTTATTAATACTGTCATATTGGTTTATTTTAACAAAGTGATAATCCTGCTGAGTTTGATAAGTAAGTAACATTATTTTGGTATGAGTAACAAGATCCATCACAAATACCTGATTGACAACAGTTTGCATGACTAAGTGTATAAAATGTATATTGTCCTGAAGTATTTCCTGAATTTACATTTAATGTTGCATATGCTGTTCCTGAACTTTCACAAAGTGGATTATCTTCTATATTAGCAAAATCATATGAAAATTCAAATGTTATAGTATATGGAGCAGCAATTGGATTACCATATTGATCTTTTAATGTAACTGTATATACGTCTTGTTGATCAACAGTTCCATTACAACCATCAGGAAAAGTTGTATTATTACTTAATGTAAAACATGTTAATACTGGAGGAGGAGGAGGAGGTATTGTAGTGGTAGTTGTAGTAGTTGTACATGCTGCACATCCACCACCATACATAGTTGCAATATTAGTTGGAGCTCCTGATATATTTATATTTACAGCATTTCCTCCATATGATAAAAGGTAGTTACCATTAGCAAATGTTACAAATCCTGATGAAGTAAATATAGTAGAAGTACAAAATGTTGAAGTATTTCCTAATACTGTTACACTACCTGCTGGACTATAACATGCTATATATGAAGTGCTACCATAACTAACTGATGCATTAAAAAATGTTGTATTTGTTATAGATTGATATGGAGGACATTGATTGTTTGCATATCCAACTAAAGGACCACTATCTACATAATAATTACTAACTATAAATTGTTTAGTAGCAATTTGATTACCTGTAGGTGGTGTTCCTATTGGAGTAAGCCCCATTGTTGTTAAATCTGTATATGTTACTAAAGCATTAAATGTTTGCATTATTTCAATTTAGCTTCTAATTCAGAAATACGTTTTTCTAATTGAGCAATCTTCCAGCTATGTACCTGTGTATAATCCACTACTAAGAAACCATCTTCTTTTTCTTCTACAGCATCTGGTAATACATTCTGTACTTCTTGTGCAATATATCCCCAATGAGTTTTATTATCTTTTGCTTCATCTTTCCAAGTAAATGCTACAGTTTCTACATTGTTTGATGGAATAGCTGTAATTATATCTTTAAGTCTTAAGTCAGAGTTTTGGAAGAAAGAATCTGCATATATTGAATTACCACTTACATATACAGTTGAGTTTGTATATCCAGAGTTTGCATTAGTACATATAACTATTGCTCCTGCAGTTGCTGGAGAGATAGATGTAAATCCAGGGCCAGTAGGGCCAGTAGGGCCAGTTGCTCCTTGGGGACCTTGGGCACCTTGAGGACCAGTAGGACCAGGTCCTCCTGTTGCTCCTTGAGGTCCTGTAGCTCCCTGTGGTCCAGTTGGACCAGGACCTCCTGTAGGACCTTGTGGACCAGTAGCTCCTTGTGGACCTTGAGGGCCAGTGGGACCAGCAGCACCAGAAGTACCAGCTGATGCTGATGTGCCAGCTGTTCCTGTACTTGTTCCACTAGAAGCAGATGTACCAGAACTAGCTGATGTACCTGCTGTAGCTGAAGAACCTGAGCTTCCTGAACTTGCAGATGTACCTGATGAACCAGAGCTTGCAGATGTTCCTGATGTAGCACTAGATCCACTTGTTCCTGCTGTTGCAGAAGTACCAGTTGAACCTGAAGTACCACTTGTTCCATTACCACCAGCAGCTCCAAATAAGTTTACAGCCCAAGCTGCATATGTTCCTGCACCCACTGTAGTGGTAACGTTAACCACCATAACACCTGTACCACTATTGTAAGAGGTAACAGATCCTTGCATTGTATTACTTACATCATATACTATGATGACTGTCTGTGCAACACTATAAGCTAATCCTGTACCAACAGTTAATGTTCTAGTACCAGTTCCTATTAATAAAGATGTAACAGAAGATGTTAAATATCTATCTCCATCTAAACCAGCTGTACCTGAAGAAGCTGAAGTACCATTTGTACCACTAGACGCAGATGTTCCAGATGTACCAGTAGTACCAGTAGAACCAGAAGTACCAGAGGTTGCATCTTGACCTGAAGTACCAGCAGTAGCATCACGACCTGATGTACCTGTGGTACCAGAGCTACCATCTGTACCTGAAGTTGCAGAACTTCCTGAACTTCCAGAAAGACCAGAAGAACCAGATGTACCAGCAGTTCCAGAAAGACCACCAGAACCTGAAGTACCATTAGAACCTTCTCTACCAGAACTTCCAGACGTACCATTAGATCCAGAGGTACCACTACTACCAGCAGCACCAGCGGCACCGTTACTACCTGAGCTACCAGATGAACCAGAGGTTCCAGATGAACCTGTAGCACCTGAACTTCCAGATGTTCCAGAGCTTCCTGTTATACCACTAGAACCAGAAGTTCCAGAGGTACCATTAAGACCAACAACACCATTGCAAAGAGCGTCATCTATTTTTGATAGAGCACAGTTTAAGTTATCTCCAGTGTGAATTCCTGAACAAGGAAGGTTGGGTCCATTATATGTAACAAGACCTGATACTGTTTCACAAGGAACTGAACTACAGTTTTCATTAGGATGATAGTAAGCATTGTAACAAGGATCTCCAGGATTGCAAGCCATTTTATAATTAGTTTAATAAGATTAAGGAATGTACATAATATAATATGCAGCTATGACAGGTTGAATATTTGCGTGAGCTTCCCCACCACCTGTATTAGTATTTGTAACACTTGTAGTTATATCAACAGTAAGACTAACACTACTAGTATCTCTAGTTAGAGGCACAGAAGTTCTACTTCCATCTCCTTGTCCTGAAGGAGCTTGAACTCCTGCATAACTATGGCTATGAGGATTTGGAGAAATAGTACCAATAGATGTAGCAGTTGCACTATGTGAGTGAGAAGGCATCTGTGATGCAATAAGCGTCACTGTATTTGCTCCAGCTGTATTAAATATTGCATAGTTTGGATTACCAGGATTTGCAGGATTAACTGCAGCATCCAATCCAACTCCTATTGGAGGAACATTTTGAATAGCTCCAACAGCAACACGTCCTCTTCTATCAGGAGTGCCATTTAAGCCATTACATAGATATACCTTGTAGAACCCAGCAGCATTTAAACCTGCACCTGTTCCATCAAAGTTAGTTAATGATCCATAGTATTCATATGCTACATATGGAACCATTTTTAAATATTGTTGATTTGAACCACCACCACTTTGACTAGCTAAATAAGCTGCAATCAAAGCATCTAAGTCTGCTAGCTTAACATAGTTTGTATCTACATCAAGTGTAAGAGCAGCAAGATCAGTGACAGTTAAACAAAGCTTATTTATAATAGCTTGGACAATAGCATGAGTGTCAGAAGAAGCAGTTACCCCTGTAAGACAATCAATTGCATAATCAGCATTTAGTATAGTTAATATATCATCAATAGTAAATACTTGTGCTTGTAAGCTACATATAGCTGATACTGTAGCTGTAAATAACTCTTGAGTATTTGGTGTATGAGCAGGTAAATATAAATCAACTATAGGACAAGATATACTTAATGTAATAGCATCCCCTGTACCAGTTAATAAAGGAACTAGAGCATTCATTATAGCTTGTTCAACAGAAACTAAATTGTCTCCTGTTTCAACACCTAGTGCCTCATAGTTTATACCTGTATATCTAACACATTCATCAGATACTGTCTGAACACATCCATTATAACAACTTTCGCAAGACATGGTTTAATTTATTTATGAATTAACACTTTAACTCTACTCACAACCTGAGAGGTAGTGGGAAGACCACACACCATAGCATAAGTGGGAGTACAAAGTCTATATGTTAATATTTGTTTGTAATGTAATAAATCATCAATTATCTCTCCAGGAATACAATTATTCATAGAGAAGATAATATTATTATACTGGCGATTTGCCCAGTAAGTTAATCTTTCATCAATTTGTAATAGTGTAGCAGGAATGCTAGCATCAACTACACAATCTGTTAATCTTGGTGATAACATCTTTTATTCTTTTTGTAGCAGTTTTAAGTTTGTTGTTGCATGCTGAACATAGGCCATTAATTAATTGACAGCCACAGCCCACCTTCATACCACATCCTCTACAGTTTGCCATATTAAGGGAAATTAATTATATAGTTGTTTCCTGTACAACCACATTGATTTGCAATAAAATAATCCAATTGTCTATTTGCTTGGATATATAATTTATTGGCTGTATCAATAGCACAGTTATTAGCTGCTGCTATAGAGCCTTGAATCATATACCAAATACTATTCAATACTACTTTCGACTGGGTTCTTATAGCTGAATCACATTCCATCATGTCAAGCTTCATAAACGCACCATCAAACTTTTCTTGAATAAGTTCAGTACGCATAATGTTCTTCTCTACAAAGTTTGTAGTAGCTGGGGCAACTGAATATTTCATGAAATATATTCCATCAGGCAATGGTGTCACTGCTGGGAATGTACTTAGTCCTAAAATAATTGAGTTGTAAACATTAAAGCTATTCACATTGAATGGAATAGAAACAGGTGTAGGAAAACCAGGAACAGTAATTTGCATAGTAGCAGCACTAACATTAGGTGGATCTGTATCATAAACAGATATATCAGCCACACCAAGTGTTTGTGTGTTATATGTGTTGATTACTAAAAAATCTAATATCATGGTTTTTTATAATAAAAATGCCAGAGGATTTGAGATATCCTCTCACCCTCTGGCATAGGTTAATATGATGCTACTTTTATTCTTAAGGAATCAAAGTAGTTGTTGTTGAAGTACTAGGCCATACAGTAGTTGTAGTGCTAGTAGTTGTGATACAAGCAGTATCTCCAGCTACAGCTCCTAAACCAGCTACTAAGATATCTTCAATTGCAGATGTTTCAGATTCAGGAACAGCAATAATTACCATGCTATCTTCCATGATGTAATCACCCCATTGGTAAGCAGATCTATCATACTCATTGAATTTGATGTAATACAAATCATAGATTGTACCATCAGTTACCCAAGACTCAAAGTTCTCGTTGTAACCATTCATTCTGTAAAGATGCTTTAAGTAACCAGCTTGGTAACTATAGAAGTTCTTCTCTAATTGTTGAACCTCAGCAGAAGTACCAACAGCATAGTTAGAACGTTGAATAATTACAGGTTGAGCTACTTTGTTACAAGGATCATCAACAATAAAGTCAGCAGTAGTTGCAGGACCAGAGAAAATGAAAGTTCTAAAGTAGAATCTGTCATACTCAAAAGGGAATGCAGCAATGTCACAAGGTTGTCCATAAGCAGTTAATGGTTTACCAGTGATACGTAAGAAAGCAGATTGATCATCACCAAGTCTTTGGAATTGATAAAACTGAGATAAGTAAATGTTGTCTGGGTTGTCACCAGGTGCATGAGATTCTAACTTTAAGATTAATGAATCAATTAAAGCAGGAACATCAGTATCTGTACAAGGATCTCCACCACAATCACAACAAGGTGCATTAACAGTTACACTACGAGTGAAACCATTGAAGTACAATGTGTTTAAATAGCTAGAGAAGCCACGTAATGTTAATGTAACAATTTCACCACATTTTACTGTGAAGTCAACTACATCAGTTACTTGATTTACAGGAGTAGCACATCCTAAAGATTTGTACCACTCAGTTACGTTTGTTTTACAAGAAGAGCCACTTGGACATCCAGATATTTTGTCTGAACGCTTAGATCCTTGTAAGTATGTATTTACTCTACCTTGTGCGATGTAAAAGTAAGGATAGTTTGTAATGTTACCAGTAGTAGATACTGTGTAATCACTATTAAAAATTCCTACTTGACCAGCTGTTAAATCTTGTGTAGAGCCAGAGCTAGGTAGAGTATTTCCTACTGGAACGACAAAGAGCGTGGTTAATGAAAAATCAGCCATTTTGATTATGTTTTAGGTTATTAAAAATTATTCGTTTGTTTGTATTCTATAGATTGAGCTTTGAACAGCACTTTGGTTTTCTGTATACATAGCCAAGTTTTGTACTGTAAGATCTAATAGTTCATCTTCTAGGTATAGTTCAAGTTCGCAATCCTGATCGAATGATGGTAATCCATCAAGCATGATATATCCTGCCTTATTTATATATTGAGGATATCTCATGTAAGATATATTTATAGTTTTTGGTGTAAATGTACCATCTGTAAATATAGAGATCTCATCAGAAGATATAAAGTTGAATGTCTCTTGATATTCAAAAGAGGGTTTATAGTGAGTGTTGTTTAAGCAAAACTGTAAGTCACCATGCTTAGCCAAGTCTCTATTAATCCATATCTTTCTATCTGTGCATCTTCCTTTATCAGCTAATACATAACTATCTATATAGAACATGTACTGAGGTGTAAGGAGATGGACGTTTGCAAACCATTGATTTAGTTCAGCATTTTTCAATGCTAGGGTAAGTGGTTGGTGGTTGTAAGTCTCTACAAGACTTTGTAAGTCTTCATAACGTTTCTTAAAAGCATCCAGACCTAATCCAGAAACTGTACTAAACCCATCAACTTTTTGCTTTATCAATTTGATTTGAGCTTCATTCAATGCTAGAATTTTATCTTCTACAGGAATTTCTTGATGCTCATTAGTGGATAGTTTATTTAGTTTCTGATCAATCTTATATAATAAACTATCTACTGGGATCATAGTGCAGCTATTTTTTTACCTTTCAATTTACCTTCTAAAATTAACAATTGGTCTTGGTTATCTTCATCTGCTAAGAACTTCACTAAATCATCTTCGTCTTTAGCTATCTCAAACTCACCTTCATAAATCTTACCATTAGGTTTAGCTCTATATACTGAGTGAGCAACAGCTTGTTTAACCAAGTCTTTAATATGGAGTAAGTTTTCTTTCATATCTGCAAATCTGTTGAATACCTCAATTGGATTCAAACCTTGATATCTGCCATTCTTGAATTCAGTTTGTTTCAATAGGTTATCCACCTGATTGTAAACTGCTTCTTCTTTGGAATCATCTGACACTGGAAGACCAAGTAGACGAGCCACTTTCTTCTTCTTCTCAGGAGTCATACTATCAAACTTAACAATTGCTTTGTTGATAAGTTGTTTCTTCTTAAACATTACCTTGTTCTCAATATCATCATCAGCAACATAGTATTGAATATCAGCAGGATATTCACCCCTCTCCCAAGCTTGGTAGCTAGAAGCAATTGTTGGATGAACTCTTAACCATGAGAATGCTACTTCTCTTAATGGTAATGTAAAGTCAAAATAGTTATCACCATCTAGTAACTTTACTGGTTGAACGTGCAAAGAATCATCTGTAGAAGTTGATAATCCATAGTTCCAAAATTGAGATCTTGGTCCTAAGTCAATATCACCTAATGCAGCTTCTAATCTGCTACGTACTTCTGTTACTCTTTCTATCTCCAATTCCTTTTCTAAAGGATCTTGGATTCTTTTGATGTAGCTAGCGTTAGGATCTAAGCCTGTTCTATACTGACCATCTAATTCTTTATAAGGATATTTAAAAACTCCTGTACCAGGAATTCTAGTGTATCCTTTAATAGCTAGTCCACCTTGCATCGTTTGCAATTGCGAGTTGTTGTACTCTTTCTTAATAGTAGAGATTTTTCCTATCTTACCCATATGTAGTTGTTTTTTTGTTTGGTTTATTTGCAGATGGTTCCCATCGAAGGGAACACTGTACAGCATTTACTTGTACATGTCCATCTGTGATTTAGAAGACTCCCCCACTGGGAGAGTGGGGGGAATGTCTTCTTAGTTTTTTGCGAAACACCATTGGTGTCAGTCTGAGGATACTATCCTTAGAGGGGCATTTATTAGAATTGAGGAATTTCTTCTATCAATACTGTACGAGATAAATCTTCGATAAATACATCACAACGATCTTTCATCCAGATCTCATATCCAGGGAATTTGTTTGCAGACTGCATTCCTTGAGACTTAGCAAAACCTAAGTGGCTACGAGTTCCATCAATATAACCCCAAGTCATAGAAGGAGCACCCTTCATACGTACTTCACGAATGTTGTTAACCATAGAACCATCGCTCATAGGGCTTACATCAAATACCATGAATACAGGAGTTGATTTTTTATTTTGACCAAATTCTAAGTTTGTTTGAGGAAGATCCAACTCTTTCAAGTGAATTAACTCAACACGACCAGTCTCACGAGTAACCATTGCATCGAATGCAAAGTTATATGTGATATGTTGGCCCTCTCCTTGCATATATCTGTTACCAGAATCTGCCATGAAAGTAAGACCAGAATTTAAAGCATCATTCTTTAAAGCTTGTTGGAATACGTCAAAGCCAGCTTCATTAGTGTACATTTTTACACGTCTGTCTTTAACATCCACACGTCTGTAGAATAAGTCACCAAATACAGAACGAATTAAGTTCGCAGTGAACTCACCTCTGTTGTACTGTACTAAGTTACCATTGTTACGCATTCTGTGGTAAACACCAGCAGATGTACGCTTTAAGTTTTGTTGAGAACCATTAGTCTTTACAGTTCCAGGCTTAGCCCAGATCATACGCTTAACTTTTAATTCTAACATAGACTTACGCATCCAGAACTCAATAAATGGTTCCCACTTAACATCGTTACGAGTTAAAGGTAATTGGTTACGTATTTGAGGAGCATATACTAAGATATCTAAAGGTTTGCCAGAAGCATCTCTCATCATCTTGTCATCAGCCCACTCAGTGATTTTGTGCTCATAACCATATGCAGAACCTA